GTTGGTCAATTGGTGGTGTTCAAGGTTCAAAACTAAGTAGTATGTTATACGCTATAGCTATTTTATTAGATGGTAAAGAACATCTTAAACTAAATAATAAATGGTTACATCTATTAGGTACAGCTAAAATTTCAGATTTCTTTATGTTACAACAATTACAAAAATCTTTAGATAGTGTTGGTAGTAATATGAGAGTTACTACTGATAGTTCTTCACCAGATTACGCTGTTGTATTTGGTGGTTATTATATGAATTATTCTTTAAAGAAAATGAATATTGAAAGTGTAAACTTTCCAAAGAAAGAAGATATCTTTAATAATGACTTACCTTTACCTAGTGTTACAAAGTTTGATGATATGTTAAATGGTTGTGTTACATATAAAGACATATTTGAGTGGACACGCTCTGCTTTTGCTTGTATGTCTACACACAATTTATATGTACTTGTCGAATGTATAAATAGAGTAAAAGAAATAGTAAATAGTCACGATGATTTAATTCATCAGATAGTAAACAATGATTTATTTAAACTACTTAAATCCATCGATGAGATGGTCAAGTCGGATTCTCCAATGGAAGTATATAGAAAATATGAACCACTATATCTTAAAATGAGTAATCCGAGAAAAGAAGAAAAAGTATTAACAAACACATTTTTTTAATTGGAGATAGAATGAAAAAAGCAGTAATATCGTTATCAGGTGGAATGGATTCAACAGGATTGTTAGTTCATTTATTAGCTAAAGGTTATGAAGTCTATTGTTTGTCTTTTTATTATGGACAAAAACATAGAGTTGAATTACAAAGAGCTAATAAGAATATAGAATATTTAAAATCAAAAGGTTACAAAGTACATCAACTTGTTTCTGATATATCAGGAGCTATGTCAGTATTTGATTCAGCTTTAACAACTGAAGATGTAGATGTACCAGAAGGACACTATGAACAAGAAAATATGAAAGCAACTGTAGTTCCAAATAGAAATGCTATCTTTGCTTCTGTTATTTATGGATACGCCTTATCATTGGCCAATAAATTTAACGAAACAATAAATATTGGTTTAGGAGTACATTCAGGTGACCACGCTATTTATCCAGATTGTAGACCAGAGTTTTATCAAGCTATTGAAAAAGCTTTTCAAATTGGTAATTGGGATAGTGATAGGGTAAGTTTTTATCTTCCATATTTAGAAGGTGATAAGTATACAATTCTTAAAGACGCTGAAGAATCAATATCTAAACTTGATGGAATTAATTTTGATACAATTTTTGCAAATACAAATACATCATATAATCCTGATGAACAAGGAAGGTCAAGTGGTAGGTCAGGAGCTGATGTAGAAAGAATATTAGCTTTTAATCAATTAGGTAGAAAAGACCCTGTTGAATATGTTGATACCTGGGAAAATGTTTTAGAGGGTGCTTTACAATTAGAAAAAGAATATCATGGGGGAACTTTATAATGAAACTAACAGCGGAACAATTAGAATTAAATTGGAAATCTTTTATTGACCTTATAGAGAGTACATTCGAAGGTGAAAGAAAAGAAAAACTTTTAAAAATGTATGGTGATTTAAAAGATAGAATGATATTCGCTCCAGCTTCTGGTCAAGAACATTTTCATAATTGTCATCCGGGTGGTTATGTTCAACATATTTTAAATATCGTTCATTATTCAAAAGAGTTCTATAAAATATGGAAAGATAATGGAGCTTATGTTGATGACTACACAATCGAAGAACTTGTGTTCGCCGCGATGCATCACGACTTGGGTAAAATAGGTGATTTAGAACAAGACCACTATATACCTAATCCATCAGAATGGCATAGAAAAAATCAAGGTAAGATTT